AGTAGAGCAATGCTGTGGACCCGTGGCATTCTACTATGTGAAACAAATCCTACATAGCGTAGGGGTCAGATGTGTCCGTCCAAAAGACATGCGGCTAACGGGTTGCCAAATATGGGCGATATGTTACAAGGTGTGACAGGGGATTGTAAATCCTCCGCGGAGACGCACGCCAGGTTCGATTCCTGGATCGCCCACCAAAAACTTCTTGACTTCTATATTATTATGTAGTAAGTTACATATAACGCAAACAACAAAGAAGATATTGATATGAATAAAAAGATGATTATACTACAAAAAGGGTTATGTAGTGTTTCTATTACTGGATCAAAAAAAGATCCTAAAACTCTTTTTGATTTTTGGGAAGATATTGAATGGCAATTTTCGATGGAGTTTGACGAAGACGCCGAAGCAGAACAAAAATATCGAGATCTAATTGACGAAGGTTTTGAAATCTTTAATTAAGGAAATGCTATGAGAACACAACCGCACGAAATTATCCGTAGGCTTGAAGCAGATAATTCACGTCTTGCTAAGGAAGCTATTATTGAAGATGCAATGACCCAAGGGCTAGATGAGTTTTTTGAAGGTGTACAAATGGCACTTGATCCGCTTGTAACGTATGGCGTTAAACAGGTTCCTGAAGCAACAGTCGACGGACAAGGTCTTGCATGGCCTGTATTTGCAGAACTAGCTAATAAACTTATTGCAAGAGAACTTACAGGCCATGCTGCACGAGATGCTATTGAATTAACAATGAACATTGCTACTGTTGAGCAATGGAATATGTTTTATCGACGAATCTTAATCAAAGACTTACGTTGTGGAACAAGTGAAAAGACAGTAAACAAGGTTGCTAAACAGTTTCCACAATATACAATTCCAACATTTACTTGTTCGTTAGCACACGATTCTGCCAAACACGAAAAGAAAATGTCAGGTAAAAAACAAATTGAAATTAAACTTGACGGTGTGCGTGTTATTACAATTATACGTGGTAATAAAGTAGAAATGTTTAGCCGCAATGGAAAACAATTCCATAACTTTGGACACATTATTGCAGAAATTGAGTCAGTACTAGTATCTAAGCCTGCTCCGTATGATTTAGTTTTAGATGGAGAAGTAATGAGTGCAGACTTCCAAGATCTTATGAAGCAACTACATCGCAAAGACGGTAAACAATCTACTGATGCTGTGCTACACTTGTTTGATATGATTCCACTAGATAAATTCAAAGAAGGTACATGGGATAAGCCTCAATCAACTCGCAGTCTTTATACATCGCATTGGGTACGTGACAATACAGAACAACTAGCGCACGTACAAGCACTTGATTGGGAAGATGTTGACTTGGACACGTCAGAAGGTCAAGAACGCTTTGTACAGTTAAATAAAGCAGCCGTAGACGGCGGCTATGAAGGAGTTATGATTAAGGATATCGATGCACCATATGAATGTAAGCGTACACATTCTTGGCTTAAAGCAAAACCGTTTATTGAAGTAACACTGGAGGTTATTGAAGTTGAAGAAGGAACAGGCCGAAATAAAGGCAAGCTCGGGGCTGTTGTGTGCAGCGGCGTGGATGACGGGAAGGACATTAGGGTTAATGTTGGCAGCGGCTTTACGGATGATAACAGATCCGTATTTTGGTCTAGCCGTAATGATCTTATTGGCCAGTTGGTTGAAGTTCGTGCCGACGCTGTAACACAAAATCAAGATGAAACTTATAGTTTACGATTTCCTCGATTTAAAACATTTAGAGGATTCGAACCAGGCGAGAAGATCTAATGATAAGAATTTATGATACAGTAATTATAGTAATATGGGCATGGGTACTTCTTAATCTATTTTTTGTTCCGTACATTGGCCCATTGCTTGCATACGGTATGTGGGAAGCATGGGATTACTATTGTAAGTATAGGTTATCCAAAGAACATGGTTGACAAAATAGATGTATGACTATATAGTAGTATTAAGTTAAACACACAGAGGATCTAAATTATGGCCAAAGCAACTCGTAAAAAGAAAACAGTCCGTGCATCACGACGAACAACTGGAATGGCAGCAATGCCAGTTAAACAAGATTGGATTCGTTGCCAACAGTATGTTCACTACGAAGTTGAAAGTCGTGAGTGGGGAAATACTGTAAAAGAATACATTAAGATGCATTGGCCCAAAGAAGCACTAGTTGCTATAAATCGATTACCTGATTACAAAATTGGTATGAACAGTAGTTGGGCAACTGCTGCATGGCTGATAATGAATGATCACGTTGAACTAGTACACGAGTCGTATATCGACGGATTGCCCAAAAGAATTAACGCACTAGTTGAACAAGGAAAGCTCGTTCAAAAAGAGAAAAAAGATGAACAAGCTGTTGTAAAAACTTTACACAAACCAAGCATACAAGAACGTATATACGAACAGGCACAAAGTTATGTTGAAGACATTGACACGTGGCTTGATGGATTTGTTACAAACAAAAAAAACTTTGATCCTAAAGGGTTTGACTTTAAAGGACACTTTTTAACAAAAGGAGTAACACAAGCACATGCACGTAAGATGCGTAAGTTTTATCAAGACGAGCTAATTGACTTTGAAGACTTAGCAAAGTATCCTACTCCGGGTAAACTAAAAAAGATGGATGAGCATACTGCTGATCAATGGCTTCAACTTAAAGAAGGATATAGTCATCTTAAAAAAGGCGACATTAAAAATTATACCATTGCAATTAATGAACTGCTCGCAGCACTTGACTTTATTATTGAAAGTGCAAAAGCAACACGCAAGCCGCGTAAAGCAAAGCCTAAAAGTGCAGACAAGTTAGTTGAAAAGCTCAAGTATCTTAAAGCTGACGAGAAGTATAAAGTTGCTAGTATAAATCCTGCAGGAATTATCGGAGCAAGTGAGTTGTGGGTGTTTAATATTAAAACTCGAAAGTTAGGAAAATATATAGCACAAGAACATACTACACTGCAGGTTAAAGGAACTACATTACAATTTTTTGATGAAAAGAAAAGTATTCAAAAAACACTACGTAAACCAGCTGATCAATTACGAGAGTTTAAGACTGCAGGTAAAGTTGCACTAAGAAAGTTTATAGAAAACATACCAACAACAGATACAAAACTTAATGGTAGATTTAATTCTGACACAATAATTCTAAAAGTGATATAAAGGAACACTTATGAGCAACGAACATAATTACTGTACAACAAAAGATTTAGGAAAAGCTATAGCTATTATAGCTTTCATTATGATCGGCATACCAATGATGATTGTTATGAGCTATGATGATTATCCTAAATACTGTAAAATGTCAATAGTTGTACCATGTATAGGAGTACTAATCAATGACACTGATGGTTGATCCGCCAAGCGGTTGGAAGTATGGATTTCCTAAGCCTGTGCATGAAGAATATTATTTACTAGAAAACGATTTCAACATGATTAGTTGGTTAGTTTCTGAGGGTTATCCTCAAGCAGAGATTGATAAACTAGGTAGTAGTTTTTTTATTAGAACATGGGAGGAGATAGATACAATATGAAGAAGATTAAAAATAAAATTGTAGCATACAGAGTACACGAGTATATCAGACTTTTTGACTTTCATAAACCTTTGCTATCTCAATTTCCTGTCATTCTTATGATTGCACTAATATTTGGCATGCTCTTTCTTGCTATACCTGTAATATATTCAGAAGGCGTTCACTAAATGAGTTTTTTAAAATGGTAAAACCAAATACAACTTTTAATTTATCAATTAGAGATATTGAAATAATCGAACAGGCTCTAAGAGCAAAAGCAGGTAGAAGAGGATTAGCTATTGCTCAGGGAGAAACTTCAGAACAACTTAGAGCAGAGATGCATGAGATACAAGAAGTACTAGGCAGAATACACGAACAAAAAAATTTTTATGCTAAATTTAATGATGGTACAACATATGTAAGTGGATGAAAGGAAAGATACATGGGTTTAGAATCTTATTATGACAAATTAAATATATCTGTACTCGACGAACCAAAAATTGATTTATTTCAGCAGTGTAATTTTAAGTCACATGCTGGATTAGACCTAACGTGGAAGATTGAGTGTGACGCAATTTCAGATGCAGAATGGGAATGTTTTGCTAAAATGATTTCTGAGATTGAAACTCGACAATTTTCTAAAGTAGTTGGTATTCCCAGAGGCGGTGTAAAATTACAAAATGCATTGAGTCATTATGTTTCAGGACACGATAACGATCCTGTTCTTATTGTTGACGATGTTTGGACTACTGGAACAAGCTTTCGTGAGTTTACGGAAATTGAAATTATTAAGAAAGATATTGAAGACAAAGGTTGGTTTGGCTGGTGTATTTTTGCTAGAACGCAAGCAACCGATGGTGTTACTGCTTTATTTCAAATGCCAGCAAAAAGAACTGTAACTTGGTAACACGATATAAAGTAATGATATGTATTCGTCGAGGAATACTCGACAATGCTGGACAGACTGTAACATATGCACTTCAATCATTAGGATGGCCCGAAGTTGAGGACGTTAGGATTGATAAAATAATTGAATTTAACTTAGAAGAAGCTGATTGGAAGAAAGCCGAAGCTATAGCTAAATCTCAAACAAATGAAGTAATGGAATATTACGAACTAGAAGAAATAGGAGAATAAAATGCCATTAGTACCTATGGTAGTAGAACAAGAATCACGCGGCGAACGATCATACGACATTTATAGTCGTCTAATGAAAGATCGTATTGTTATGTTAAATGGTCAAGTTGAAGATGGCATGGCTAACTTAATTGTAGCACAATTATTATTTTTAGAATCATCAAACAATAAAAAGCCAATTACACTAATGATTAATAGTCCCGGAGGTGTTATTACATCAGGTATGGCAATTTATGATACTATGCAATTTGTAAAAAATGATGTACATACTATTGTAATGGGACAAGCTTGTTCAATGGGTAGCTTCTTAGCACAATCGGGTGCTAAAGGTCATCGTAGTGTATTACCGCATAGCAGGACAATGATCCATCAACCAAGCGGCGGCGCACGTGGAATGCAAAGCGACATTGAAATACAATACAAAGAAATTACTTCAATGAAAAAGATGCTTACAAATTTATATGTACATCATAACAGTGTTGGAAAAACCTACGAAGAACTTGAAAGAGATATGGATAGAGATACATTTATGACAGCACAGGAGGCAGTAGATTATGGACTCGCAGACAAAATCGTCAAACATCGTGAATGAGACGGTAGCTACCTTAAAAGGTATTCCTACTAAAACAGACCTAAAATTACAACTAGAAAAAAATGTGTTAGAAGTTGACTTTACTAAACTTAATGGTGACAAACGTATAATGACTTGTACATTGCGTGAAGATATAAAACCAATGGCAACAAAGTCTGATCCTCTTAGTCAAAAAAAGATTCGAGAAATATCTGATGCAGTAATTAACGTATGGGATGTAAATGCCAAAGGATGGCGCAGTTTTAGATATGATAGAATTAATAATGTAAATATAGTACAATAACATATTCATAACTAATTAGAAAACAACTTGTAGCAATGATAAATATATTATATAATACATAGGAGTTCAACACACATCTCCTTTATCAAAAGTTAAGGAAGTACTGATTTTGAACACCGACGCTGATTTAAATTTAAAGATCGAAAAACAAATAGCACGTTGGGATTTATATGCAAAACTTGCTCCAGTATGTTTTATAATAATATCAATATTATTATTATGGATTGACTTTGTAGAACTAGATATATTATTTTACATTAGTTTACTACTAACTGCAATTACTGCTACTACTTGGTGGTTCTGGACAATTTATACTGTAAGAATAGTAATTCGTAAAATGTCTAGTGCAGCAAATGGACTAGAAGAACTTAAATTAGAACTCGACGAACTTAAAAAAAATATGATCAAGCCTCCGAAGTTTGATTGACAACTACTTAAAAATCATATATAATATAGTTAACACAGGAGTATTAATATGGCGTTCTATTCAACTAAAACATATGGATCACAAATAGGATTATCAGCAGTGTTTCGACAACCTAATGCAGATCATTCACACTGTCATTTACTACATGGCTATAGCTTAGGATTTAAATTTATATTTGGATGCACAGATCTTGATGATAAGAACTGGGCAGTAGACTTTGGAGGCCTTAAACCGCTCAAGGCCTGGTTAGAAGATATGTTTGATCATAAAACTGTTATTGATAGAGATGATCCATACTTATATAAGTTTGCAGAACTTGAGAACATGGGACTTGCTGAAATTACAGTATTAAATGGTGTTGGTGCAGAGATGTTTGCATACCATGCATGGAAATTTGCAAACGAACTTATTAGAGAAGTAACAAACGGACGTTGCTGGTGCGAAAGCTGCGAGTGTTCAGAACATGGTGCTAATAGTGCTATCTACACACCATTTACAGTACAAAAAATGTCTTTTAATGACTAAGGTTTATCTGCCTGGTGAAACAAAAGAGCAAAGAAAGTTACGCAAGCGCAAACAAAAACAATCCAAGTTATTACAAGTAGATACCATACCAACTGCACAAACTGATATTAAATATGTGTGTTGTCTAAAATGGGGTAACAAGTATAGTGCAGAGTATGTTAATAAGTTACACAGTATGGTTAGTAGAAATTTAACCATACCGCATGAATTTGTATGCTTTACTGATGACAATACTGGACTTGATAAAAATATTAAAACATACAATTTACCAAAACTTCCTGTGCTAGGATGGTGGTTCAAAGTTTGGTTTTTAAGCGACGAGTTACCGTTTACTGGTACGTTATTATTTCTAGATTTAGACTTGATTGTTTTTAGAAATATTGATAATCTTTTTTATTATAGACCTGATAATGATTTTATTATTATCAGAGACTTTAATAGATTTGCAAGAGCTGGTTATGATAGAATGAACAGTTCGGTATTTAGAATAAAAATTGGATCATTAAAAGATATATATCAAAAATTTATTGGAGATATAACACATTGGACCAAGCGGTTACATGGCGATCAAGATTTTATGTTTAAAGAAATACACAATCATATTTTTTGGCCGGACGAATGGATACAAAGTTACAAATGGGAAATGAGAGCTAAACACGATCTTTCATTAATAAATGGAAAAAGAAATTTTAGAGCTCCGGGTATTCCAGTTATACTAGACGAAACTAGTATAGCAGTATTTCATGGCAACCCTGATATACATGATTGCGTTGACGAATGGCCTAAAAATAATTGGGGTTGACATATATAGTATAACCTGTTACAAAGTTATATAGGCAATAACAAAGGCACAGCTATGAAAAATACATGGGTTATAAGCGATACACATTTTAATCATGCAGCAATTCTTACATTTAAGGATTATGCAGGTAAGCCTCCGAGAGAATTTGATAATGTAGATCAAATGAACGAAGCTATGTTTGATAACTGGAATGACGTAATTAAATCTACTGACACTGTTTATCATTTAGGCGATGTGTTGTTTGGGCCTGATAAAGTTGAATGGTTAGAAAATAACTTTGCTAAGTTGCCAGGAAAGAAACATTTAATTATGGGCAATCATGACAATCCTAAATTTCTTGCTCCGTTTTTTAAAAGCATGATGCTTTGGAAAGATATAAGTGATAAAGGATTGCTACTATCACATACACCACAACATGCAAGTACACTTGCTGAGACACACAGATTTGGCAAGGATCCAATTTTAAACGTACACGGACATATACATAGTAACCCTTCTCCTGAAGGTCCTTATAAATGCGTATGTGTAGAGCAAACAAATTTTGCTCCAATAAACTTAGAGGACTTAATAAATGAATGAAACAGTAAACATGTTTATTGTGCAGGTAACAAACCTAGTCACCGACAATCCATATAAAATTGTCGGTGTCTACACCACAAAAGAAAAAGCAGATGCAGCAGGCCTTGAAGCCTGCGAAATGTGGGAAGAAGGCCGTATGCATCATACTGTAACTATTTTACCATTGGATGGATATATTGCAGGTCTTGAGAAAAATTAAAAATGTATTTTATATCAGCCCCATTTGGAAATTACTTAAAATTTAAAAATGCTATTAGTGTTACTGGTAGTTGGACTGTACAACCAAGACCCGGACTATATAAACAAATAGCTAAAACCCTACGTTACACTAAAACAGGATGGCGCAATAAAATAGGATTGCGTAACAAAGGTATACTTCATGCAATTACACAGCATAGCCATAATAATATAATGAGCCTAGCTGCAATAGATAAAAATGATTGGTATACATTTGAAAGTTTTATACCATCTGATACTAGTGTTGAAATAAACATTAGTTGTCCTAACTTAGACAAGCAGGTTGATCAGTTATTACCTGGATTTAATATATTTAATAGTTCTAAACGTAAATGGTGTATTGCTAAAATATCTCCTATAGCAGACGAAAAACTAGTTGACAAATTAATAGAATCAGGCTATAATACTATACATGCAAGTAATACATTACAAACATCCAAAGGCGGACTTAGTGGCAAAGTACTGGTACCATATACAATGAAGATAATTACTTACATTAAACAAACACATCCACATGTACAAGTTATTGCCGGTGGAGGAGTAACGTGCAAACAAGATGCACAAGATTATATAAATGCAGGCGCACATCATATCAGTTTAGGCAGTGTATGTTTTACACCATGGAAAATAAAAGGCATAATAAATGATTAAACGTATAGGCTTTGCATGTAAGTACATGCATCATAATCAGACCCAGAAGAAAAAAGTACTTGAAGAACTACAACGTCCACTTACAGAAAAGTGTACTACTGTTGCTTGGCTAAATAGACAAAGTAGAGATGTTGCAGAAGAAAGATTGTGGGACATTATGGTTCACAACGCTGCGGCAGCAAAGAGATTGGTCGAGTATGTTGGAAGTCTTCCGTTTGAACTTAGAATGGTCCGATTGGGTAGTAATCAACTTCCATGTGCTACCGAGTCTAGCTGGAAGTATTTTTGGTCTCGGCCTGACGTGGTGGCATACTGTGAAAGAGAATATGCAAAAGTCGGAGAAGCAGCAAGAGCACTCGATGTTCGACTCTCCATGCACCCAGGCCAATTTACAGTCCTTGCTTCAGATAATCCAGAAATCGTAGAACGTTCAATTGAAGAATTTGAATACCATGTTAACTTACTTCGCTGGATGGGCTACGGTCAACAATGGCAAGACTTTAAATGTAATGTACATATTAGTGGCAGAAAAGGCCCGCAAGGTATTAAAGATGTACTTCCTCGTTTGTCTCCTGAAGCACGTAACTGTATTACAATCGAAAACGACGAAAACAAATGGGGTCTCGAAGCAAGTCTCGAACTTGCAGATCATTGTGCATTGGTATTAGACATACATCATCACTGGGTAAATACAGGAGAGTATATAAAAGCAAATGACAAAAGAATCAATCGCATTATTGATAGTTGGCGTGGCGTGCGTCCTGCTATGCATTACAGCCTTTGTCGTCCTGAGTACTTAGAAGGACATAGTGAAAACACTATGCCTGATATGACTACTCTACTAGAGCAAGGCTACAAAAAACAAAAACTTAGAGCTCATTCAGACTACTGCTGGAATGATGCATGTAACCGGTGGGCATTGTCACATTGGGACTGGGCTGACATTATGGTCGAAGCAAAATGTAAGAATTTAGCAAGTGGTCAACTCTATAGTTTAACACAGGAATCATTAGCAGCATAAATACATTATGAACAATTTTATTAAAAAAATGTATGCAGCACAAAACCAGCCCAAACCGGCGATACAAGAAAAAAATCCTAATAGAGTTTTAGGAGGATTAAAAGGTCAAGGTGTAGATTCATTTACAATGTTAGGTGAAGATGGACAAGAGCGTCAGATACCAACTCAAGCATATGTAAACGGAATTGAACATAAATTACGTAGACTAGAAACTAGTGTATACGAGCACGATAAAAGAATTAGGAGATTAACTAATGATCAAAAATTGGATAAGCCAGCGCCTCGCTGAACGATCAACAATTGACGGCGTAATCATGGTCGCTGCTGGCGCCGCTATAATTATTTTTTCACCATTAACTAAACTTATTGCATATGCAGCAATTGCATATGGTGCCTGGACTATCTGGAAAAAAGATTAAAAAAATTGAATATATCAAGACTAGTTGACTACGCTATTAATAATAACGGAGTAGTTAAGCCAATCATAATTCCTGCAGACGATTTATCATTCCCAGCATTAACTAATCCGTCAATTGCTGAGAAAAATGGCGAACTGTATATGTGTCTACGCAATATGAGTCATACACTTTTTCATGCTGAAAATGATCGTTTTCATCATATACTTGGTAAAAATGTACTATGTAATAAAGAAGATGAAAATATTTTTACCACACATAATTATATTTGCAAATTAAACAACAATCTTACTATCGAAGATTACTTTTTAGTAGATACTTCAGCAAACGATGTTGAACCATTATGGCAATTTATAGGGCTCGAAGATGCTAGATTGGTATTTTGGAATAATAAAAGTTATCTGTGTGGTACTCGTCGAGATACAACCACCAACGGCGTTGCTAGAATTGAAATGTCTGAAGTTGAATTTGATAATGACGAATGTGTTGAAATAAGCAGAGTGCGTATACCGTTGCCCAGCAATGAAGATTCATATTGTGAAAAAAATTGGATGCCTATTTTACACATGCCTTATCATTTTGTTAAGTGGTCAAACCCTGTACAAATTGTTAAAACTGATCAAACAGCTTCATATTGTGAAAATGTACATATGGGCAGTTATTATCCAATGGATTATGATTGGCGTGGCGGCGGACAAATAATAGAACATAACAATTACTATTATGGTATTATACACGAATCAGTACCAGTTGCTACTGAACTTAATAAACGCGATCTACTATACTATCATAAATTTATAGTCTGGGATAAGTCATGGAATCTTGTAACACACTCTAAAAGATTTACATTTACCGATTCATTAGTTGAATTTGCATGTGGATTGTGTAAACTTGATCAAGATGTATATATTTCATTTGGACAAACTGATCTTACTGGATATGTTTTAAAATTACCAATAACTAAATTTGAAAGTTTTATACATGGACATTGATACACTTACACAAAAATATTTTAAAGATATGGACAACTGTGATTCTAAACTAGAACTTGCACATGCATATTATAATCAACAACTTTTTGCTCCAGCTTCGTTATTTTATCAAAAAGTAGCTGAGTATTCAAATGACAATAGTCAAATATATATTGCACTTATAATGTGTCAAATGTGTTATGAAAAATTAGGCAAGCGTCCTACTGCTGAAAAATCATTTCTGCTTTCGGCTATTGACACAGATCCGCGCCGACCTGAAGCTTATTTTTTAATTAGTAAATTATATGAAAAATTAAATGATCATCAGCAAAGCTATTATTGGTGTGTAATGGCAGAAAATATATGTAATTTTAGTTTATCTCCGCTATCTATACCGTGTGTATATCCTGGACGTTATGGTATTACATTCCAAAAAGCTGTAGCAGCATATTGGATTGGAAAAGGACAACTAAGTCGAGATATTTTTACACACCTATTAGAAAAAGAACATACACTTATGCACAATAGTTACTATCATGCTTGTGTACGTAATAGGCAACAACTTGGTCATGGCCCGGATAGTAAATCAGTTAAACAGTATTTGAATGATTATCACGATAGGCTAAAATTTAAATTCAAAGACAGTGATAAAATAGTACAAAATTATGCACAAGTATATCAGGACATGTTTGTATTGTATATGCTAAATGGAAAGTACAACGGAACCTATCTTGAAATAGGATCAGCAATGCCTATTAAATGCAATAATACTTATTTGTTAGAACAACGAGGATGGAGTGGAATAGGCATTGAATTTCAAGAACATTTTGTAACTGATTATAATAATACTCGTAAAAATAAATGTTTGTTAGCCAATGCACTTACGATTGATTATGCACAACTACTTAAAGATAACTATAGCACTAATATTATTGACTACTTACAATTAGATATTGAGCCTGCTGAAAATACTTTTAATTGTATGCTTCGTATACCATTTGATGATTATAAATTTAGAGTGATAACTTACGAACATGACGAATATGTTGATCCAAAAGGACAATGGCAGCATCAAGCAAAAGTTGTATTAGAATCAAAAGGATACCAGCGTGTAATCTCAAATGTTTCGCCCGTTGAAAATTCTCCATTCGAAGACTGGTATGTTCATCCTGAACTAGTTGATATTAATCGTCTAGACAGCATTTTAAGTAATGATGATACAGTTACTAAAATTGACGACTTTATGTTAAAACTTGCTGATAGGCAGATCTGAACTAGCTGACATTTTCCATATTTTTCTTTTGTCAACTCCTTTTTTCTGTGCAAATTTTTTAACATCACAATCTTTACATACATGAAAATAGTTATCATTTAGTCTAACAGGTGACATATCGCCTTTTGGTCGAGTAAATTCAGTATCACAATTATCACAACATAACACTACCATAGTCTTTTTACGACAATATGTATGTTGATTTCCTAATTTTGATTTTCTTAGATGCCAGGTATCAATGGTGTATTCTTTTATAAACATAACTATATTTACATTAAGATTATAAAACCTATGGATAAATATTAGAGAGGAAAGTAAATGATTACACTAACAGAAGCAGCAAAAAAACAAATAGACACACTTTGTGATAATAATGATTGTTATGGAGTAAGTTTAAACCTAAAAGGTGGCGGATGTGCAGGATTTGAATACGATTGGGGATTAGTTAAAACTCCGGCTGATTTAGATAAACATGACGAAGTATTTAAAACTGACAACAACTGTTCGTTTATAGTTAATGCTTCAAGTATAATGTTTTTAGTTGGCACCGAAGTTGATTATGTAACTACAATAGTAGGATCAAATTTTGAAATTAATAACCCTAACGCACAGTCAAGTTGCGGATGTGGTGTAAGTGTAAACTTTGATATGGATAATTTAGTACCGCAATGGTAAAGGATAATTAAATGGCTAAGCAAGAGATTAATATTGGTGCTGCAGGCAATGATGGCACCGGAGATAGTATTAGACAATCATTTAAAAAAGTAAATGAAAATTTTAACGAAATATATGCTGTATTTGGACTCGGCGGTTCAATTAAATTTACTTCATTAAGTGATACTCCAGAAACAACAGTAGGAAACCAAGGTAAGATTGTGATGGTTAATTCAGCAGGATCAGCTATTGATTTCTTTAGCTTAGTATCTGATGCACAATCTAATGATTCAGCTAATAATGATAATACAATTTTGTTTGAAATAGTAGGTGATAAATTAGTTGCTAAAGTAATAAATCCTAAATTAATTAATGACCCAAGACCGGCTACTGGTAACCCACTTAAAATTGGTGATGCAGCAGCGTACTCTGATGTTATTGCAGCAAATATGTTAGATAATACTCAAAGAACTGCACTTATTAGTGCCTATAATAACAAGCATTTTGCATCAATAACTGAAGATAACTTAATAGTTAACAAAGGTTACGGAGATTCTCTGTATCTAAATGCTGCTGGCGATACTGCAACTGGTGCTATTAACTTACATGATCATCCTGCGCCTCTTGAAGGATACGGTACACCTAATGGAACTGACGACAAGCAAGCTGTTACAAAGTTTTATGTTGATAATATGACACATTCAAGCACTACTAATTTATATGTATCAACAGACGGCGATGATATACAAAGTAATTCGCCTCCAGGAAAAAAAGGAAGAAGTAATAAACACGCATATAGAACAATATCAAAAGCTATGATTAAAGCTGAGCTAATACAACGGGCATCAGATATTGATATTGGTCCTTATGTACAAGATCTTACATATCAAAATTCAGGAGTAAAAACTACTGCAACTACAATTGATAATGACGGCGGTGGCGGAGCACTTGTTGTAGGATATGATCTAACTACTGAGACAGTACGGGGCACAGTAGCTAATGCTATTAAAAGTTCACGAGCTACTATTATTGATAATGTAATTACTCATATTAATACAACTTATCCAAACTTTGTGTATACCGAAGCTACATGTCGACGTGATACTGGCACTATATTAGATGCTATTAGATTGGATCTTAGTGCAAGTACTACAGCATCTGCGCATAATACACTTACAAAATATGCTGGATATAGATATTTTAGTAGTCCTTCTGCAGAATTTGCTATTGATTCTAGAGGACAACTTACAGAAACCGTAGCAGGAATAACAAAAGCAAAAACTGAAACACTAGCTGTACTTGCAACAGCACTAGGATCAGGATTTGCCTCAAATCAATATTATATATATGCAGGTAAACGATTTGATGAAATAATCGAAATAGTCACAGGCAACGTTGGCGACTCAACTGAAGTAACTGTACAAGACTTAGAATCAAATAATTATTACAAACTGTTTGTTACTAGCGGTGATAACAAATATACAGACCAATCAGGAACTCAAAATGCCCAATTTCCAAATATTGACATATATCCAGGAAAAGTGATAAGAGGTAAAACTTCAGGCGCAATAGGTGAAGTTTTTTCATATGTTAAAGGTCTTGATACTGCTCCACAAATGGACCGCGATACAATTCAAGTTAATCTACTAGATGTAAAAGAATTTATCATTGGTGAAGAAATCGAATACGGAAATAATGTTAAAAAGAAACAAATTTCAGTTAGAGTTGAATCTGGAATTTATGAAGAACAATTTCCTATCAGAGTACCTGATAATGTTAGTATTAAAGGTGACGAATTTAGACGTTGTATTGTAAGACCAGCACCTGGCAGAAGTACTAGTCCTCATGCGTATACATATTTTTATAGAGACAAAACTATTGACGGAATTACAACTGCCACAGCTGGACATGCCAATGTTGGTACAGAATTTAACCAACGAATTAATCCTACAGACAGCACTAAAGTAGATGGATATTATGGCTATCATTACTTAACAAATCCTGCAGATGCATCAAGTCATCCAAAAGATAACAATCAAATGGATGTGTTTATGTGTAATGATGCTGTGCTAGTACGTAATATTACTTGTCAACGACATGGCGGATTTATGATGGTACTTGATCCAACAGGACAAATTTTAACAAGATCTCCATATGCACAAACATGTTCAAGTTTTTCACAATCAAAAGGAACTACAAAATCGTTTGCGGGCGGGCAATTCATTGATGGATATACTTATAATATTCCAGCAGTGATTGTTGATAAAATAAGTGACTTTGAAATTGAAGTCGAAGCACCTGATGACAGTATTTTAGGACAACGCAAACCAAAAGTACCATGTAGTTTTTATATTCAAGGGTTTCTATACAAGGTTAATCAAATTAAAGATTATAAAAATAAACAGAGTGCAGTGACTAAAGATTTCACAGTACCCGACGATTCAACTGCTGTAGATTTTGGCGATAGTGCTGCGGATTTAATTTCAAGCTGTACACTTGTACTTGATCCTAAAAGTGGACCATTAAAAAATGATGGATCAGGATATCAAGGATATAATACACCTATTGATAGTTCATACGAACTAATTACAATACAAGGCGGCGGCAATAAATCAATGTTGGCTAACGACTATACTCAAATTAACGACAACGGATATGGTGTGATTGCAACAAACAATGCTCTAGCAGAACTAGTAAGTGTGTTTACATACTATTGTCATATTGGATATTTTTCAAACAATGGTTCACAGATTAGATCGTTAACTGGTAATAACTCCTATGGTACATTTGGACTTGTGTCTGCAGGTTCTGATCCCGATGAAGTTCCTCTAGCCGGTACACTACTTCAGCCTATGATACAACCCGCAAAATTCCATCAAGTCGATCAACGTGTTACTATTACCACTGTAGAATTTAATGCTGCAAACATTGATGCTAATGATGTACTTGAACAAGCTAGCACTAATGCTTCAGGTATTTTTCGATATTCTGTAACCGACGGAGCCAATACTGTATTGTATCTTAGTGTAACTTCTAATACATTTACTGATAGTGCAAATGATATTACAAATAAAAATGACAGTGATGATGTTATAACCAGTGATCCAATTGCAGTTGTTTCAGTAGGACATGAAGGCAAAGTAGGCACAACTACTGTACATGCTTACGATTTTTCACATTATCCAATGAATGGTAGCCAAATTAATATACTACACAGTGACGACAAATATTCACCTTACGAAGTAGTAAGTGTAACTGATACTGGTCTTACTGTTCCAGCACTTTTATGTGAAAGCGGTAGTGCTATTCAAACAAAAGTATGGGCTCTTGCAATGACCACCGGAGTTGGTATTACTTCATCTGGATTAACTACCGTGACTGACCATGGCCAAATTATTACACATCAAGCCAAAAGTGCGTTATTAGTTCACGGAGTAACTTCTAGTACAGTTACTAGACCAAGTACTGCGTTTGTGTTTAATGCAGCACCAACTATTACGTATAGAACACTGTCAATTGAAAATACTATTGTTTCGGGTATTAATGTTGCAAATAATGCATTAGACTCACGAATGACATTTGACAGTAATTATCAATATATTCCAATACCAGTTGACAATGATCATGGCGATATTGTGGTTAGTAGTTTAAGTACTAATACTGATACAACATATGCAAGTACTAGTACCACAGACAAAGGGTATGAAATAATAGGAAAACCAATAAACATCAATGTTACAAATTCAGGCACCGCAGGATACGTACTAACTGGTGCAGTAAGCGGCACCAACGCAGCAGTTACAATGAAAATAGGAGACACTGTTAATTTTACTGTAGACGCAGCAGGCCATCCTTTTCACATTAGAGTGGCCAACGGTGGCGCTGATGTAAGTGGACCAGCTGCAACCAACCAAGGAACAGTTTCTGGTGTTGTAAGTTGGTCGCCTGAGGCAACTGGAACTTACTATTATCAATGTGCAAATCATGTTGGTATGATTGGTACAATAACTGTTGCTGCTAGAGAAACTTTAGCCGGCACAAACACTAGAACACTTGGCGCTACAGCAAATGATGAAAACATTATTCTAACAAGAAGATTTACAGAAGATGAAAAAACAAGATTACTTGCAGGCAATGATATGGAATTTGCATGGGAAGGTGCAGTATTTAATGTATCAAATTATCATGATGCTCATGTTACCACAGTTGCTAATGTATCTAGCATATCTTTCTTTGGCGGTACTGTGTATCGAATGACTATTACAACCGACGTAGGATTTACAACCGGTAATAAAATAATATTAGCAGGCGAAACTACAACCGCAGTATTTCCAGACGGATCAGAATTTTACATACAGGCAGTATCAGGTTCAAACAATCTTCAGTTCGATTTATACAACAACGAAGCTAGAACTATTCCATTCATTGGCAGTAGCGACCCTAATGTAACTGGCCAAACAACCATGAGAGCAAGAGTACGTGGTCCTAACGTATCAATTTTAACATTTACAAAAAGTTATGATATCATCGCTGGTAGTAATCCAACTGGATTACCAGCACCGGTTGTTAGTCCAACTGGACGAAATGTTTCAATTGAGCTAGGAAGACCAATTAACGATCCGTTTACGGTCACTGTTGATATTTCAACATGCCGTGCTACAAGTCATGACTTCCTTGATATTGGTAGCGGAACTTATAATGAAACAAACTATCCTGATAGAATATTTGGAAAGCCTGTTAATAGCACGGTTACCGCATCTGAAGCAATTGACGAAGACGGAACTAGTGCAAAAGCACAAGTACAAGAGCGCAATAGAGGTAGAGCATTTTTTGCTAGTACAGACCAAGACGGTTTCTTCCGCGTAGGTCGATTCTTTACAGTTGACCAAGGTACTGGTAGTATTACATTTAATGCAGCTATTGTATTGACAAATATTGACGGTATTGGCTTTAAACGTGGTGTACAAGTAAGAGAGTTCTCAACTGACACTTCATTTACTAACGCTCAGTCTGATACTGTTCCAACCGAAACGGCAATTGAAGGTTATATTAACAAACGCTTAGGATGGGACCGGACCGGTGCATTAACCGACCCAAACGACATACTTGCAGGCGGCGCAGTTAAAGCAAGCGGCGGCGTAATGACCGGCATACTTGCTATGGGCGGAAATCTAATTACTTCAGTTGGTACGCCAGTTTCAAACGGTGATGCAGCAAATAAATCATACGTAGATGCCCAAACTGCACTATATGATACGCTAGAGGAATTAACTGACACTACTATGACCAGTTTAGCGGCATCGGATTTATTAGTGTATAATGCCGATGCCGCTGGTTCTCCACCAGCTCCTAAATGGGAAAATGCCACAGTTGGTGGTGATGTAACTCTAACTAGAAGTGCTGCTAATACAATCACAACAGCCATAGCAACAGGTGTTATTGTAAATGATGATGTTAAAAGTGATGCTGCTATTGCACAAAGCAAGCTCGACCTTAACAATGCTACTACAAGTGTAAAAGGTATTGCAAGTTTTGGCTCAGGAGACTTCGCGGTCAGTAGTGGTGCTGTATCAATTAAGCCATTAGGTGTCTCAAATGCTCAACTGGCCGGATCGATTGCAAATGGAAAACTTACAAACAGCACTATTACTCTTCAAGCTGGTGGCGCAGGATCAACTACTGCTGTAGCATTAGGCGGCACAATGAACTTTAATGGTACGCCCGCCGAGATTGAGGTGACTGAATCTGGCGGCACAATCACCATTGGTATAAGTAGTAGCTTCAATCCAGCATCGTCAACGGTTGAAGTTACAGCCCGTAATACTCACGCAGATAGTCATTTTGTAAACTTTACAGCAAATGCCACAGGCGATCTAGGCCTGTTCACTGATGATGGATTTAAATACCAGCCAGATACTAATACACTTACGCTTGAAAACATAATTATTAACGC